AGTTGCGCCCTCCATAATTTTGCGGGCTACTACGTCGTTGCCTAGTTGGTCTTTTAGAATCTTTTCCCATGAGATTAAATGTAGCTGTTCGTTCTCTGTCGGGGTAATGGAGCGGCTACCTGTACGGCTACGGCGTAGATTACCTGTCTCAACCTCACGAAGCGAGGCTAGTGCACGGCGGATATCATCCTTCATGCGTAGTTGCTGCATGCTGATATCACCAAAACGACCAGCAGAAGCGGCTGGGAAGTCATATCCCTGAACTGTAATAGAGTCTCTAGAGACCCGCTTTACTGGCGGAGTCTTGGCTACAATAGCAGCTTCTTGTGTTCTAAGGGCAGTAAGTGTAGCCTTCAAGTCACTGAGGTTCTTTACGCTACTCTGGTACATAGCAGGAACCTTAGTTAACGGTAGGGTTAAGTCCACACCTGCATCAACAAGAGCTCTTTCTAGAGCCTCAGCTGCGACATTGCGATTATAGATATCCTCACGGATATTCTTTAGGTTCTTTACTGGGTTAGGTGCACCTACAGCGCTCTTTAGTTTAGCTGCTGTATTGGATGTATTGGTAATTGAATGCAATACATCGCTACCTAGAATCTTAAGTGCTGGGAATAAAGCACCATCTCCAAGCATACGGATAGCTGAGTCACGGATAATGTTGACTGGATATCCTGCGCGAAGAAGTGTGAATCCACGCCATAAGGAAAGGAACTCATCGGTTACGAACTTAGATGTAATGCCAGCCTTGATAGGGAATGATGCTTCTTCGCCGTACTTGTCCTTGTACGCCTTGAAAGCTTTGTCCCAAAGTCTTGGGTCTGGTAGATATGCACCGTTAGCCAACTGGCTGATAAGCTGTGGGTCCTTGAGTACGTCGCCATTAGGGGCAATCATATACCCACGGTTGTCCATCTTAGCCTGACGAACTTCATCTAGTACAGTTCTATGGAGTTCATCGTACTTCTTTAGAACCTGGTCTACTAGAAGTGGCGATATGCCATACTTGTTACCAAGTCCCTCTGCAAGCTTTGTGGTGTAGGTATTGACTAGGTTGTACTTTGTAGTCTCATCTACGGCTGTAATGAAGTCATTGTAAAGCTTCATACCTTCATCAGCCTTCATGGCACCAGAGCGCACTGCGCCACGAATATTGGCGCGGAATCTGTCAGAAGCTAGGAGCCTATCGTTGAAGTTAATGGTTCCACGAGGAGCATCATCAGTTGCTCTATCGAATGCTCGTATAAATACTGAGAATGGGCTACGCTGATAGACGCTCTGGATTACTCCACCAAGTTTAGTCTCGCGCTCAAAGTCATCTACGACGCGGGTACCTTTAAATACTCCAGCCTTGGATACTTCGAACTTACGAGCAGCTCTTTCCTTGGCTAAGTCGTTACGGACACGCTCAACCCAGCTCCACTTACCGACAGTTCTGTCAGTCATAGAACCTTTGATTAGGTTAGCATCATCAAACCATTGGACTTCTTTAGCTAGAGAGCCTAGCTCTTTCTTAAGATAGTTAAGTCCGCTAGGCGCTAAACCTGAAGCGGTAATAAGCTGTCCCTTGTACTGAACATATGAGATGCCACCAGATTCAGCTATCTTGATAGCGTCGTCTACGCGGGTATACTCAGCAAGCTTTGATGCACTAAGGTTATCCAGCTCCTTAATAGCTGCATCATCATAGCGACCAATGCGTAGAACTAGAGAGATGACATCATCGCTCTGTCCTGCTACCAAGTGTGCTGCAATTTGTTGAATATCTCCGCGAAACTCTGGGCGCTGAGCTACTACGGCTGGAGAGTTCTCACGATAGAGTTGGAAGACAGGTGTATATTCTGTAACTTCACCAGCTGCAGTGCGCTTAATCTTATCAATGTCAGCTTCAAAACGCTTGGCAGCTTCAATAGAGTCTTTAGCAGTAAGACGTTTGCTAACAATACCTGTGCCAACCTCGTCAATCGGAGCAACGATAGCTCTACGACCTACGGCGCCCACACCTTTGGCTAGACCAATGTCAGGTGAGGCTGTTAATTCAAATCCAAAGTTCAAAAGTCCTGATGTAACTGCACCAATACCCTTGCTGGTATCTCCAAGAGTCTTCCATCCGGTAACATCTGATGTAAATCGTACCACATCTCTACCGAAATTGTAGTTTTCTTGTCCAGCATCTGTCTCAGCAAACTTAGAAGCGCGGTACAAGAAGTTAGCAGTCTTCTTTACATAGTCAGTCTGGGCGGTTTCGCGCTGTAGTGTACCGTAAAGTGAGCCACCAAGGCTAGCTCCAGCTGCTGCACCGATTGGTCCACCCACTGCAAAGCCTAATGCACCACCCATAACTGCACCAGTTACGGTAAATGCACCAGAAAGTAGGCCAAGTGCTGCATTCTTCTCTGCAACATCACGAGTGAATGCGTAGTTTGAGCGAAGATTCTTATAACCAGCTGACAAAAGCTTAGAGAATCCACCATCAGTTGCACCATCAACCTTACCAAAAGCCCATGCCACAGGTGATAATACTGTTCCGAGGATATCAAGACCCTTTACTCGTAGGTCTTCCACGCTATCGTTCCAGTCACCTGCGTTTGCTGGTACCTTAGATGCAGCATCTTTGGCAAGCATGAACGGAATGCGATTGTTAATCGCACCAGGTATGTTCTGGGGGTAAGTACCTTTGTAGATACTACCCATCTTATCCCATTGTGTTGAACTCATTGAGGTATAATGGTTCCTAAATAGCGAACATAATCTTTAGTCGCTTGAGGCGTATCGGGCTGATTGGCCCAGAAACGCATGATTGGGTAGTATGCTATGACTGTATCTAAATCAGGGTCGCCGACTGGTTGCTTTGGTAAATCTAATTCTGCAAAATCTAAACCACCAGGAACTCTACTACCAGAAAAAATTGTTTCATCTTCAAACTGTGTAGGCGCTCCGATGGGAACTACTGGTGTTGCTGTAGCTCCACCCATAGAAGCTCTTGGAGTTGGAGGAGTAGCGGCACCAACAGTACCAGCAACGCCCCCAGCTGCGCGAGCGCTAGCATTCACTTCACCTGTTGTGCGATAACCCATACCACGATACTTTAGTTCCATATTCTTTGGGTTCTGTCCACGTCCACCAGAGATATCGATGTTGTTAGGATTGTTTTGTGGTGCAGTCGGGCGATTACCGCCTCTATTCTCTACTTCCATTTACATCCTCCTCGGGTGTATAAGAATATTCTTCCGCTGATAGCAACATACCCTTAGCTAACCAAGGATTCATGTTTTCACTTACATCTGTCATCAAATATCGTGTACCTTCGAAGTCACTCCACTCGCTGACAAGTACCCATCCGGTACATATCTGACTTTCTGAATCTTCTAGCTCCTCAGCAAGTATTCGCATTGCATTGTTAATAGCATCTGTGAACTCACTCACTTTGGTTGCTCTTCTACTTGGTAGGGAGCTGCTGTGTAGGCACTGACTCTTGCGGCAACTTCCATTGCTGCGATGGCATCAGCGCCTGCATAAAGAGCGCCAAGGGCATAAGCGCCTCCGCTGCCAATGGCATAGAATCCTTCTCCACTCTTCATCACCGCCAAATCTTGGTCGACATCAAAGAGTTCGCCACCAACTGCGATGAGAAATTGGAATCTTAATCCATCTTTATCTTTGTCGTGAGATTCATCAAAATTATAACCATTGTCAGTCAAGCATTTACGAAGCGAAGGCATAGCCTTGACTATCATATAGCGATAAGTATCTTTTTTATCTTTTGCCGTAAATGCTGGTGGTACCCAGATATTCTGGGCTATATCGCAGGGAGCCACCTCTCCCGCTCCTGCAATAAGCAGGGCTCCGCGTTTAGTAATTTTACGCATTACTGGATGTGAATAAACCTTACCACCATCATCAGTAATACGGCTATCAGCAACGATGACTGACTTATCATCATATTCGACGCCTATAATTGTTGTCATCGTCCCCTCCTAAATTATCTTCGGCGAATAGTTCTTACGCTTGCGTTTGCCTCTCCACTACCAGTTAGGCTAGAGAGAAGACTCATAATATCTGGTGGTGCTCCTGCGCCAGCTTCCATTGGAAGAGCGCCTCCTACCGGAGCGCCTGTGGGAGCAGGGGACGGTTGCTCAACCATAGAGGGGGCAGCCCCAGCAGGAGGAACTTGAGGCTCAGGTGTAAAGATTTCCTCAATTGCATCCTCAATAGCTCTACCCTTTTGGCGTGCTTTGATGACCTGAGCAATCTTGCTTACAATCTGCGAAGGGTCTCCACCAGTCGCAGCAATCTGTGGAATAGCCTGAGTATACTGTTGTAGCGAAACTAAAAGCGCTTGACGCATATCTTCAATTTCAATCTTCTCAACTTCTTGGCTGACATTGACTGTGAATGGTAGTTCACGCATTGCCATATCCTTGGAGATAAGTTTACCGCCAAGAGCCTGAAGCATAAATATCAAACCTTGAGCTGGGTTCAAACCAGCGAGCATACCGTAGCGAACATCAGCACTGAAGTCGTTCTTAATATCCTTCTTTGGTGAGTATGTAATTTCATATGGTGCGCCAGAATCCACACCGCGGATTGTCTTCTCGGTTGGGAAAATCTTCTCATCAACCTCAAAGCAAATGCTAATGACATCACGGAGGGCGCTGGCAAAGACAGCCTGTGCAGATTTGACCTGGGTATCGAATGCGCCCATGAGAGCCTGGACGCCCTGACCCGTGACAATAGATGCGTTGATATTGCCGGTACGTCCTTCAGGATAACGAGCACCAACACGCAATTCTTGGCCTAGTAGAGTCTGTTCTGTAAATGCACCTTGTGGTAGTGTTAGTTCTACACGACGTACGCCGGCTGGGTTAGCTGTGCGGATAACCGCATCTCCACCAAGTTGTAGTTCTTGTACGTCTTGTGGTAGTACGATAGGAGCTTGTACCGACTTCTCTGCTGCTTCCATTGCAAGAAGTGCAAAGCGGTTGCGGAGCAACTGGATACCAATGATATCATCAAACTGTCCGCGTAGTTCTCCATCGATAGATGGCTTACGTGCAACTACTACCATCATCTTGCCAAGAGGATTCTTAGCAACAGACAAAACTAGATTATCTTTGTCTGGTAAATAGATTACAGATTGGTCTTTGTCGTAGTAACGAACCATTTCGATTTGGTAATTCAAGTCTTGCTTGTAGCCTTGGCCACCTAGTAACTCGCGTTCAAACTCTGGGAACATAGCGACAAGTTCGCCTAGTGTCATAGAGTAACGCTTTGCGAATGCAACGCACCGACCATAGCGGTCAAATTCAGGGTAAGCACCCAGTGGGTTTTCTAGGCGGATACGAGGCAGGTTCGCTTCCATGTCCAGTTCAATGATGAACGGCAGGAATCCATAGGTTAAGTACCAGTCCGCCCCCGAGTACATCTGTACGGCCAAGTCAGAATGAGCAAAATAATTACTAGCAATGCGAGTACGCTTGTCAGCGAAAGCACGAGCACGGTCACTCGTTTGGTTTGCTGCCGAGCAGTTGACTGCAGGCAGAGGCGCCATAACCTCAGATAGGTCTCGAGCAACAACGTCAATAAAATTCGCAACGACATTCGCGTCTACTCCATCTGGAAAGAAATCAGGATAGACGGTAGCAATCTCACCTTTACGTACGGCAAGGACATCTTTGTTACGGGCATCCCTGTCCGCATGACGATAGCGTAGCGAATCAACGCGTGCGCTAATCTGTTCGATTGATAGTGCCATAGTTTCCTATCCGTATGTCTCTGACCATTGCTCAGCAATAGCTTCATCTAAGTTAATCGCAAAGCGTCGTTCCTTCTGAGCTCTTGTTGCCCAGCGGTTACTCATCCACTTTGCCGACTGGCTGTTCTGTTGCATCAATTCGCGTATACGGATGATAGCAAACCATAGAGCCATCACGCAGTCGGTTGGATTGCGTGTCTCAGGTTTCCAAGTGATGAGCTGTTGCACAAGAGCCTTAAGCCCTTCGCTACCCTCATTGCTTGGTAGTTCTATAATGTTGTTGTCTTGATGTCTTCCATCTCTAAGGCTGCCAAAAAGACTTGCCATAGAAGCCACACCGAAAGAAGTATCCCACTTATTCTTACCAGTGAAGTGAGAGTTAAGCTGACAGCCGTAGGCTGCGAGCCAGTTACGCAAGTCGTCATCGAGTGCGTAGGCTTTCTGGTGTGCGTTGATTTCAATTCGTAGTTCCTGTGGACGGTATCTTTGCACCCAGTCTTCAATCAGGGTCCTGATTTTCATAGGTGTTGGGTCAGTCATATTGACTGCATCCAAAACATAAATCATACTATCACCACGGTTATAAGTCAAGACCACCGCTGCCGTGTTCCCCGTCATCGCAGGGTCTAGACCAATAACCGTATACGGTGCGTCTAGTTTCTGTGGGTGTCCTGGAACGCCTGGTTTAAGCGGTCCGCGCTTTCGCATACCGTTGACACATCCTGCAACTGCTGCTGGCGCAAAGATAGCATCTTCGATGACGTCTTCTTGTTGGTATACCATTGCCCAGACACTTGGTGCGACTTCACTGCGTCGGGTGAATAGAGCGTCGCCATCCCACTTTGGATAGAGTCCTTGCTCATTAGCTTCGTCTTTCTCGCCCTCTGGCCTGTCCGTCCAGGGCCACAACGTTTTCCAGTTATGGGGCTTTTCATCAAATTCTAGTACCGCAGGTTGGGCGAAGTAAGTGAAGGGGCTCTTGCCACCAGTCCACTGTTGCCCATCGCGTATCATCTTGTATAAGTCTACGGGCGCAACACGGGTCCCTACGATAAGTAGTTTCCCGTGTCGGCCTAAGCGTGTGATGACTTCTTTTTGAAGCCATTCAATTTGCTTCTCCCATTCATGGGCATTGGAGTTCATCACAACATCGTCTAGGATAATCAAGTCGGCACGAGCTCCGTAAATCTGCGAGCCGAAGCCGAGGGCTTGGACGGTAGGGTCTTTCTCCCCTGAGTCACGTCCACTACCTAGATAAATCATATCAGCGCTCCAGGTTTGGGAGTCTGCCTTGTATCCACCATTCGGGCCGAAGGCCGTCTGGAGCTTAATCC